TCAATGCCCTTTTGACAGGGAGTAATCAAAAAAGGGGCACCAATTATCCATTCGGTAATCTTTGCCCTGGATATGGGCCTTAACCTCATCTCCCTGGGAATCCCTCAGACAGCCCCGCGCCCCCGTCCGCGGACCGGAAGGACGGTGTTCATTAATCGTCATCCCATAGCGTAGACGCCCTTTCCTCGGGTCCTTCTCCGTCAACAGCTGTACCGTATTCTTCCCCACCAGCCGGACAGACTTGATGGCAACATCCTCTCCCTCAGCCCCCACAAGGGAAAAACCATAATTGCCAGGATCGTCAACCGTCTTCGTGTCCAGAACCAAAGGGGGACAGGGAGCATAAAATGCCACTTCCACCGTCCAACCCTTTCCGAACTTTCTGATTTTATGGTTCAGGGGATGCACGGGTTTCCAGTCCGCCCCATCCAACAGGACTTTCTTCATGACATAGCCCACATACTCCCCATAAAGGTGGGACATGGGCGCCGTCAAATGGACTCCGTCGCTATACTCGAAATGGTACATCGGGGTCGTCATCACATACCGGCTGTCCTTCTCCAAAGCCATATCCAGCTGTTCCAGGGCAATAGCCGGATAATCCGTAGGATTAAACTGATAATATTTCAAATGGGAACCAACCTGATAGCCGAAACAGACCACATCGTTTTTCTGCCCGGTCACGGCCCTGGCGTCATGATTTATGTCCCTGATCAGCTTTTCCATTTTTTCCCGGTACCATTCCCTCGTCTTTCTGTCCTGGTGATCCGTCTCTCCCTGGGTCCAGATAAACGCAGGCATGGAAAGGGTCTTCCCTTCCCGGTCAGCCAGTATTTTGGCGGCCTTCAAATCATCCAAAATGCGGTTGTAGGCTCCAGTTCCCCTGCCCAGGGAACCAATGCTCGCCCCACCCACTCCCGTCGCAGAACAAATCAACCGGATACGAGAAGCCGTAACGGGAGAATAATGCTGTATCAGGCGGAACAAACGACAGGCAGCCCCTGATACGGGAGTTTCACCGCGCGGCCCGTTCACTCCTTCCTCCAGAGGAACCAGCATCTTGCGGTCACTGCCGTTCTCATACGCTCTCACCCCTCCCCTGAACATATACAAGCCCCCTTCCTCCTGCTTTTCCGTTACAACGGGCTTAGCCGTCCAGCCCACAGAAAGGGATTGACCGTAAGAAGTTAAATAATTCCAATCCGCCCACTCTGTTTTCCGGGAGGCACAGATTGATGCCGAAGCCGCCGCAGCCATGTGGAAAGCAAGCAAAATTAAGGTAACAGGAATATTCATTGATAATTCAACGGATTCTCTCCGTGAACATACGTTAGCCGTCCCCTCTTTTTATCAATTCCTGAACACAAAGCTGTCCATCCATTGCTGCAGTACCATTCCGCCAGGAAATACGGAATTGCCGTTCCAGCCGGGTCCACGCCATGTTTCGGCACCATGCTGTACCGGCAGGAAAACGCATTCAACATACCGACGGGATTTTTCATCCTCCAAAAGAAAGGCGGCAGAAACATTCCCCGTATTGTATAAACAACATGAATCATTTCCCGTCTATCAACGCCATATCCGCCTCCATCTGCCTTCTGGGATGCGGACTCGCCCTGCCTGTTTTCTCCCAACAGCCGGAAAAAGGAAAACCCGATGCCGCCCACATTTCCAAAACAAAAGCTGACTGGTGGAGCCAGAGGCACGCCCTGTTAAAGCAGACCCTGGCGGAAACACCATGCCAACTGCTGTTTATCGGCGATTCCATCACCCATCGCTGGGAAACCGACGGCAAAAAAATATGGTCCCAATATTTTTCCCCCTATGCTCCTGTCAATTTCGGGATAGGAGGCGACAGGACGGAACATGTATTGTGGCGCATTGACGATTCTGCCCTTAAAACGCCTCATTCCCCCCAAGTATGCGTTATCATGGTGGGCACCAATAACACGGGGCAATACAAAGGCAGGCAGACCCCGCAGGAAACGGCGGAGGGTATCCGGGAAATAGCTTCCCGGGTCCATCGGCTCCACCCTGCCACTGAAATCATTCTTCTGCACATCTTTCCCCGGGGGAAAACGGCGGAAGACCCCCTGCGCATCCAAAATGAAATGATCAACAGGGAGCTGGACAAAACAAATATGCCGAGAGTCCATGTCGTCAACATTAATTCCGCATTCCTGGACAAGGACGGCACTTTCCTGCCGGGAATTACCGGGGACCTCGTCCACCTTACAGAAAAAGGCTACCGTCTCTGGGCGGACGCACTGCTGCCGGAAATCAAAAAATACATGAAGTAAGTCTGCTACCCCTTTCCGTCCGGCTCAACGGACAATCCAGCCTCATCTGCGCAGAAGCGGCAAGCCAATCATGGTTGTCACTCCCGCACATAAAAAAACCGGAGGGATTATTTTCCCTCCGGTTTTCGGATACGGCCGTTAAAACCGTTTAAATTGTCTTAATCACGGAAGAGTCGTCATCATCCCTGTCCTCGGCAGAAGCGGCCTTCTTGGTGGGAACAGGCGTCTTCCTGACCTTTTCCAGAGCCTTGTCCACCGCCGCAATCACCTTGTCTTCCCCGGTCTTCTGACTGGACAACTCATTATAAATCTTTTCCTTGGCCTCATAATCGGCCTTGGCTGCCGCATCGCCGGGATTGGCCTTGAACTTGTCCTCCGCCTTGAACAAGGCTTCCTCCGCAGCCTGGAACTTTGGTTCCACCGCGTTTCTCTGGTCTTCCGCCGTCTGCTTGATGCGGCCCAGCAGGCGAATCACATACGGGCGGTTGCTGAGCCTCTTGAATGCGGAAACCAGAAACTGGCGGCGTTCGCTGGTTTTGGCATCCGCAATAAGGGGGTCAAACAACTTGAGCGTGGCGTTGTCATCCCGGTCACGGTCCACGGAGAGTACGCGGAGAATGGAATCATGGGCCTGGGAACGCACGCGTTCATGCAGGGATTCGTCTTTCCAGGCCTTGAACAGGTACGGAACGGCGTCATCCGTATTCCAGTCCCCCCAGGCGGTAATGATGGCAAGCGCCTTTTTGGGATCCTCCTTATAGCTCTTTTCCATCATGTCCAGCACCTTGGGATCACCGGTGCGGGCCAGCAGCTTGTAGAGCATTTTGACGTTTTCCTCCGGCATGTTTTTCTGATACTGGAGCAGTTTGGAGGAAAGCGCCTTGCGCTTGGCTGGAGGAGCTTCGTCAATCAGGTAGCGCGCCGTACGGAAAGCGGAGGAAATCAAATCCGGGGAAGCATCCTTCTTCTGGAGGATCTTCATCACGTCGTTAAGGTCGTCCAGCTTCATGGCAAAACGCATGTACTTGAGCACCACGGCCTGCTTGTCCTGGATCTTCTTATTCTTGCTTTCGCTGATGGAAGCGTACAGGTCTTTCAGCATGTCGCGCATGGCGGGGCTGGAAGACTTGGCCAAAAGGGTCACCATCATGGAATATTTCTCCTTACTGTACCTGCCGACATTTTTTTTCATGTCTTCCACCACCTGGCGGGCAATGTTGTCATCCATCTGGGCCATGATGGAAACCAGGTGGGCGGCGCCGGGCCAGTTTTCCCTGTTGCCCTTGACTCCCCTCACATTGGCGAGCAGCAGAGCGGCATCCTCCGCATCGGGAACGACTTTCACATCCGGAACACGGCTGAGATTCTTGGAGTCAAACAGACGGCTGCGGCCCAGTTTCCCGCCTTCCACGACCAGCGCATTCAGGCGGGCGTTCTCACCTTCCACCTTTTCTTTCTTGCTGCTGGTGCTCCATGCATAAATCCCTACGCCGGCAGCGATGACAACCAGGGCGCATACCCCATAAAGGACACCCCGCAGCAGGGATTTGGATTTATCCACGGAAGCGGCCATATCCCGGGCGGATTCCGTTCCGGCGGGAGGCTGAATACCGCCGTCGCCCGCCGGAGGAGCGCCAGAGGCAGGGGAAGCTCCCGCGGCAGCCACAGGCTGGGGAACCGCAGCGGGAGCCATGGGAGAAGCTGGTGCTGCCCCCACGGGGGATTTTAATACTTTCAGCTTGGGAACGGCGCTTTCCGGAGCGGCGGCCGGGGATTTCTCCGCCGCAGCGGGAGCCGCGTCCGTCTTGAAAACTTTCAATTTGGGAGCCCCCACCGCAGGAGCAGGCTCCGGAACAGACGGTTCCGGGGTCTGCACAGCCGCAGGCGCTACCCCTGCGGCCTGGGCCAGTGCAGCGGCCTGAGCCTCCGCCAGGGCTTTCTGGGCCTCCGCTACCTTGGCAAGGGCATCCTGAATCTGGGCATCCACGGAGGGCTCGGGCTGCGGAGCGGAAGCGGCTTCCTTTTTCTCCAGCTCCGCCGCAAGGCGTGCTCTTTCCTCTTCGGCAGCTACACGGGCGGCCTCCTTTTCTGCGGCAATGCGCGCGGCTTCGGCAGCCTCCTGCTCCGCCTTGATTCTTGCGGCTTCCTGCTCGGCAGCTATTCTCGCCGCCTTCTTTTCGGCAGCAATACGGGCAGCTTCCTGCTCGGCAGCCGCCTTTTCCGCAGCAATCCTGTCCGCCTCCGCCTGTTCCGCTGCGCGGCGGGCGGCTTCCTCCTGCTCCTGAGCCAGCTTGGCCTGCAACTCAGGAGTGAGAAAACGCGGCTTGACAACCTCCACGCCTTCCGCGGCGGGAGAAACAAACTTTACCTTGGGTGCGGCCGCAGGGGCTGCCGTTACCAAACGGCGTCGCAATTTGGGAGGTTCCGGCGAAGAAGGGGTTCCTGTCTGATCGGTCATCGTGATAAAATGGCTGGGAAATTGGAGTGATTTTATACGATTCCGCGGTCCCCTGCAACCTCAAAATACCGTCTGGAAAACGGGCGGGGAACAGCCGCCGTGCGTGGTTCAACAGGCAGATTGCGAAAAAAGGCTTCACCCGAGATATAACATGGAAAAGCGTTTAAATATCCCGCGTATTCTCCCGCAAAATCATAAAAAACACAATATGTTAACAACAACAATCATGAATAAAGTAAAGCGCCCGTAATAGAACTTCAAGAATACGTACCAGTCATTTAAGAATCCTCTTAAAAAATGTTATAACACATATACTTTTTTCTTGCCAGACCAAGGATGATTAGTTAAATAAATAACCACTCGTCAACATCATGAACTCCAACGACAGTACCAAAAATAAGAGGCGCTACACGCCTGAAGAAAAACAATCCGTTCTTGATTTCATTGCTGAACGGAAAACCCAAAACAAAAGGGGTGCCCAGAAAGAAGCCGCCGAACGCTTCGGCATCAGCACGGTGACCATCTCAAGCTGGATGAAGGCATCCAAGGCCAAGCGCGGCCGCAAGCCCGGCACCAAAAATACAACTGCTCCCAAAACACAGCCTCTCGCAGCCGCCCAACCCGCCGACCTGCGCCGCCTGGCGGCCGTTCTGGAAGAAATCGCCGACCTTGAAGCCCAGACAGCCAAACTCGACACCCTGCGCACTGAAGCGGAGGAACTCAAGAACAGGCTGACTGCCAAGCAGGCCTGATTGCTTTTATTCCTTCCTTTTCCGGAAAACCGGCTTCCCCTGACAAGGGAAGCCGGTTATTTTCTTTACGGAGATCGCGCTTGCCCCCCCGGAACAATTCCTTTAATATCCGCCGTCGTGACTCAACCCGCCCACATTGCTCCCGCGAGTCAGTCTGTGGAAGGCATGTATGCCGACTACTTTCTGGATTACGCCTCGTATGTCATTCTGGAACGGGCCGTACCCAAGATCAATGACGGGTTTAAACCTGTGCAGCGCCGTATTCTGCACGCCATGGACCGCCTGGACGACGGGCGTTATAATAAAGTGGCTAATATCGTGGGAGACACGATGAAATTCCATCCGCACGGCGACCGTTCCATTGCAGACGCGCTGGTGGGGCTGGGACAAAAAGGGCTGCTTATCGACACGCAGGGGAACTGGGGCAATATTCTGACAGGCGACCCCGCAGCGGCTTCCCGCTATATTGAAGCCCGCTTCACCTCCTTTGCGCGTGACGTAGTATTCAGCCCCAAAGTCACGGAATGGCAGCTCTCCTATGACGGCAGGAACAAGGAACCGGTCAGCCTTCCCGTCAAATTCCCCCTTCTTCTCGCTCAGGGAGCGGAAGGCATCGCCGTGGGGCTTTCCAGTAAAATTCTTCCCCACAACTTCAATGAGTTGATTGAAGCCTCCATCGCCTACTTACGCGGCCAGCCCTTCCAGCTTCTGCCGGACTTTCCGACCGGAGGCGTGATGGATGCCACCAACTACCGTGACGGAGAACGAGGAACGGGCCGCGTCCGCATCAGGGCGCGCATCCTCACGGAATCGAAGAAACTTCTCCGCATCACGGAAATCCCGTTCGGCGTCACCACGGAAATCTTAATTGATTCCATTGTCTCCGCTGCGGAAAAGGGAAAAATTAAAATCGCCCGCATTGAGGACAATACGGCCCAGCATGTGGACATCCTGGTCCATCTCCCGGCCGGAGCGGATCCGGAGCAGACGAGGAAAGCCCTGTTCGCCTTCTCCGCTTGTGAAGTCAGCATCTCCCCGAATGCCTGCGTCATTGTGGAGGAAAAACCCAGGTTCATGTGTGTCAGCGACATCCTGCGCTACAATACGGACTCCACCAAGGAAATCCTGCGCCAGGAGCAGGAAATCCGACTCAAGGAACTGAACGAGGCGTGGCACCAGGCAAGCCTGGAAAAAATATTCATTGAAAACCGCATCTACCTCTCCATAGAAGATTCCGAAACGTGGGAAGAAGTGCTCGGCACCATTGACCGGGAATTGCAGCCGTTTGCATCCCGGCTGCGCGCCCCCATTACCAGGGACGACCTGGTAAGGCTGACGGAAATCAAAATCAAGCGGATTTCCAAATTTGACGCTTTCAAGGCGGACCAGCACATCCGCCAGCTTGAAGAGGACATCGAACAAACGCAGAAGAACCTCAACCAGCTTACCAAATTCACTATCCGCTGGTTTGAAGCCCTGCGTAAAAAATACGGCGCCGCCTATCCGCGGAAAACGGAAATTTCCTCCTTCGGCTCCGTAAACCGCGCGCAGGTGGCTGTTGCCAATGAAACATTGTATATTGATGACGAAGGCTTTGCCGGTTACGGCGTCAAGAAGGGAAACCCTGTCTGCAAATGCTCCACGCTGGATGACGTGTTGATCATTGACAATGCAGGCGTGCTCAAAATCGTGCGGATTCAGGACAAATTTTTCGCTGGTAAAAACCCCCTTTATATTTCCGTCATCAAAAAAGGGGACGACCCCGTGTTCAACCTGATTTACCGGGACGGAAAAGACGGCCCCGTGTACGCCAAGCGTTTCCGCATAGGAGGGTTCACCAGGGACAAGGAATATCCGCTTACCCGAGGCGCAAAGGGAACGCGCATCTTCCACTTCTCCGTGCATGAAACGGAGGAAAACAGTTCCCAGATAAGCGTAAACGTTTATCTGAAAGCCGTTCTGAAACTCCGTAACCTGATCAGGCCCTTCCACTTCGCGGACCTGAGAATCAAAAACCGCGGTGCCCAAGGAAATATCATTACCAGGCATCCTGTGGAACGCGTCTCCCGCATCATGCCTCCGGCCAAGTCCGGAAATGAGGAAACGGAAGGGCCAACAACCGCTCCTTCCGCAACAGCGGAACGGACGGAAGGCTCACCCGCCCCCTCCGCGGAAACGCTGCATCCTGAAACAGCCCCACATTTGGAGGAACCGCCTGCCGATCCGCCGCTGGAACAGGGCTCCCTGTTTGACTCCTGAAACGTTTTCAATCTCTTAAAATGGAAATATCCATGCCTGACTATCCATTTTCGGCTTGCCACAACGGGCCATCTTCTGTAGATATGGGCCACCTCATTACCATGCCGCTTTAGCTCAGTGGTAGAGCACCCGCCTTGTAAGCGGACGGTCGTCAGTTCAAATCTGACAAGCGGCTCCATCATAACCCGCTCAAGGTCAATCCTTGAGCGGGTTGCTTTTTAGCACAAAAGAAAATACAGCCACACGTCAAGCCACACGTCAACGTGGAAAAATGTTGTTTTGGAGCCGCAGGAATGGCAAGAGAAGAGTATGCGTCAGTATTTTGAGCCCACCGATTACGCCCATTTGTACCGGGAAAAGAATTCCGGCATTTATTACGCTCGCGTAGATTCCAGGAAGGGAGGAAGAAAAACGATACGGCGCTCTCTAAAGACGAAAGAATTGACAGAGGCTATTGCTAAAATGGCAGCCTTTTTACAGGGGATGGGGGCAGATACACCTGCCATTGGGCACGTTTCCTGGTATGTGGCCGTTGATACCTATATTGCTCATCAGAAGATGCGGCCGAATCTCAAGCCCAAAGCTGTTGAGTCCGCCATTCAGTTCGCATCACATGCTCGCAGGCTGGTTGATCAGGATATGGCAGCAGACGCTATTACGCCCGGTATGTGCCGGTCATGGTGGGCTAAAAAAGCGCAGAGTTGTTCACCAAGAACGGCGAATGGAGCTTTAGGGGCTGTAAGAGGGGTTTTCAAAATGCTGCTTGATAGTGGAGCTGTTCATGCTGATCCTTCTTCTTCGCTGGAACGCATGCCCATACGTCCTAAACAGTTGAATATTCCATCCAATGATGATTTGCGCCGTATTGTGGCCGAGATTTTAAGAGGTGAAAGTATTGGAGCCCGCCGGGGCACAAGCAGGCATTCTTCCGATATGGTGGCATTTCTGGCTTATTCCGGATTACGCATTGAAGAGGCTCGGCAGTTGACATGGGGAGATATTGGCAATGATGTCATTTCCGTTCCTGCTATCAAACATTCTATTAGGAGAAGGGTTTTATATATCAATGCTTCATTGCGGGAGGTGATTGATTCTTTGCGGACTTGCGCTTGTTGCGCGAGCACAAAAGATCCCGTGTTCCATATTTTGACTCCAAGAAAGGCGTTAGAACGTGCTTGTGAGCGATTGGGTCTTCCCCATGTTCGGGTGCATGATTTGCGCCATTTTTTCGCCACGACGTGTATTGAGCAGGGAGTAGATATTCCGACCGTGGCCAAGTGGCTGGGGCACCAGGACGGGGGCGCTCTCGCCATGCGGGTGTATGGTCATTTGCGCGACGAGCACAGCAAGGAACAGGCTTCCAGGCTGCGCTTTTGATTGTTTTGTTCAAGTCGTGGGCGTTTTTGTTCAAGTCGTGGTTGTATGTCTCCGATCACGTTCCGTGCAATGACAGGGGCATGGAGTTTAATCTTTCTATTGCAGATATGCTCCGCACGAAGTATTCAACAATTTTCGAGCGTGAGATTCAACAGGTTACGTCTATTCTTGAGCCGTATTGTTCCGTTCTCCCCGGTCGCGGGAAAGATATGGAGATTCCCTATGTGGGCAAGACGGAGTTCAAGGAGATCGGCAACAGATTCGTAGAGGCCAGCCCGCACGAGCTTTCCATGGGGAAGCGTGTAATTAAACCTCAACGTTATGCGGACTCTCTTCACAAGGATGATATTGACAACATCCTATTGAACGACCTTGAACTCAGTATCAGCGATTTTATCGCGGAAATGAAGAAGGCCGGCAAGAGGCTGCTTGATCAGGTTTTGCTTGGGGTGGTTCCCGATACGGATAATCCCGGAAAGTTCCGCATCCGTACAACTTCGGATAGTGTTTGCGGGGGAATGCTTGCACCTAATTACACGGGCAATTCAGGCGCCACGTTGACCAATCTTGATCCAAGTCTGGTTGTTCCTGCTGATTTCAAGATGGATGGGACGAAGAATCCTGCCGGGTTCCTGCTGGACCAGATTGTTGAAGCCAAGCGCATGCTGGAAGAGAATTACGCATGGGACGAGGCTTCCGGCGACACTCTTTGTCTGGCGATTTCCTCAACGATGAAGGCGCAGATGATCATGTGGGAGGAGCAGAAGAATAAGAATTACGGTTTTTCCGTGCTGGAACATGGCAAGGTGAATCCAATGCTGAATGTCCGATTCCTGGTCACGAATATGCTTCCGTTTGATGAGGACGGCAATCGTATTTGTCCGATGTGGGTCAAGAGCCGCCTGGTTCTTTCTCCGTGGGATCAGATGAAGTTTTCTATCGTGCGACCGGACAAGTATCAGAACCTTTCTGTTGTTCGAGCAGATGCCGCTTGCATGTATGGGGCTTCCAGGAAAGACGAAAAATCTTTCGTGCAGATTCTTTGTAAGGAGAAGGCGACGGCTGGAGCTTAATTATCTTTCCAGGGTATTCGTTGTTGTTTGTTCCGCTCCCTGCCGAAACAGGGAGCGGATTTTTTTGCTTGTTCAAGTTACGGTTGTATTCGTGCGGCAAAAATGTGTGCTAAGAGGGAGGCATGTTAGATTTCCTGGGCGTCACGGAACATTTTTCCTGCATGGAGAATACTCCGTTTTCCTTCCCTGCCCTGTTTCGGGATATGGCAGGGGAAGCCGTTTCTCTGGACGGCGTGATTTTTTCAGGGAGCATTGTATCCGCCAATCAGGAGATGGTAGAGATTTCCATTGAGAAGGGGGAGTCTTCTAATGAGGTGATTTTTTCATTCCCCGCCTTGCCGGAAGGAAGATGGTCTTACAATGTCCTGGTTCAGGCAGATGATGGTTCCCAAAGAATTTTGTTTTCCGGGTATATTTCCGTACTCGGTGTTTCTCGTGTCGCACAGTTGGCAGGCGGTCCGCCAATGAAGAACCGGACGCTGCTTGTCGCTATGCCTGGGGAAGCGACAATGCGTCTCCGTATGGAGTGGATGGCTACTACTGCTGCACAGGCTTTTGCCTATCATGCGCTCCAGGCTTCCAGGAATGCTCATGCGGACGCAGAAACGGCGAGCCAGGCAGCCAAGACGGCAACGGACGCGGCAGCCACCGCTGCTACACGGACCGAAGAGGCGGAAGGCTATGCAGGGTCTGCCTGGGCCTCCAAAAGGGCTGCCGCCGATTCTGCAGCCGCAGCCGACACATCCGCAACCAACGCGGACCGTGACGCCAAGAGTGCCCATGACGCTAAAACGGCTGTGGAGTCGCTGGCCGCCACCTGGCCGGAAACGGTCAGCAACGGGGAGAAGAAGATTGTTGATGCCGGGAATGAGGCTGTTACTGCCATACAGGACAAGCAAGCCGATTCTGTTCTTGCCGTGGGACGTGCCTCACAGACCGCGCAGCAGAATATAGCCGGCGCACGAACGGATGCCGTTGCCGCCGTGCAAACGGCGCAGGAGAGAGCGGTGGGGGCGATTACGCCCCTTGTCCAGCGCGCCGAAACCGCCAAGGAAGACATTGACCAGGCGGAGAGGCGCATCAATACGGCGGCGACGAATGCCGCGACCTCCGCCACCAGCGCAGCCAACTCCGCCACGGTGGCCCAACAGGCCCTTGAGGCCATACCTCAAGTAGATGATGCAGGCAACATGACTCTGGCCGGAGGTCTGACGGCGGCGGGGGCTATTAACGCCAATGGCGGCATCAATATTCCGCTGGCCGTGGGGGCGCCGACCGATACGGGCGCGGTTAATCGCTTTTATACGTCAGGATTGGCCGGTGCTGTATCAGCGTTGGTTCAGCCAATATACCTTAATTCTGGCTCAATCACAGTCACGGGTTCCGTCTCTAAAGCTTCCAACGGTACTCTTGCCGGGTTGACGCAGCGTTTTTCGGTGGGCGCGGCTTCTACGGAATCCAATGCGTATGGGTCCGCGGTTATCCCTCTGATAGGTCCTAACGGTCAATTTAATTATAGTTCCGTGTGCGGATTTTCCCTTGCAGTCAGCGCGACAGCCTTCGCTAAATTTACTTTTGGCATAGGCCGCGGCTCAAAAACCAACAGAACCGGGTTGACGATGGATTCCTATTCCATGATTCCCGGAAATAATCTGGCCACCAACTACGGGGAAATCATCGATGTTACCATCAATACGCCTTACGATACTGTCCGCAAGGGGTATGAAATCAGAGTAAGGGAAATCTTTTATGTATCGTCCGTTGGACACTGGCAGGTGAAGACGACAACCGTATTTCTTCCGGTAGGCCATAATGAGCTGATGCCAAACGGGCTGAACAGGCTTATTTACATGCAGAGCGGGCCTCCCTCTACGGCAGAGCGGGAGGAAAAGGCGGCTCTTTATATGGAGCTGGGAGGCGGCAGTACCAATACCCTGTTCAAGATAGCTTCTCTCCGCGGCTTCATCAATTTCGAGGCAGGGACGGGCGTAAGCACCCTGATTATCGACGCGCGCAATGAGAAAACATATGCCCTTTCAGCCGACGCGGGCACAGGCACCAGGCACCTTTATGCCAATGGATTGACCAATCCAACCTATCACGCATTGGAAGCAATGGCCGTCAATGCCATTGAATCCGAGGAAACGGCGGATTTTGTGGATATTAACACCCCCATTGAAGAATCATGAATGAAGAAATACAAATTCAGTTCCCTCGGCCCGGCAACTGGCAGGAATTCACGTTGACGGCCATTTATCAGGACGCGGACGGGTACACCCGCATAGACCGCTATACGCAGGACGAAATTCCGGCGAACCAGACCCCGGCCATGGCCGCCGTCGTTGCCGCTCTGGTTGGACTGGCGGAACCGTGGCAGGCGGTGCAGGTGTGGGCGCGACTGAAAGAGTTTTATGCTCCGGAAGTGGATGATCCCATGCGGACGGCGGAAACCGTGGATTTGACCGTGGATGCCGTCAACTCTCAAGGGGGCCGCCGGATTTTCACGTCCCGTGACTACCCCGAATTTACGGTTGCTTCACCCGCCGCCGTGGATTTTTTCAAATACTTCACAAAGCAAAACCATGAGTAAATTAAGTGACGAGCAAAAGCAGGCCGCCCTTGAGGCGGGGAAGCAGGGCATGAAAGATGCCTACGAAAAAAGCAAAACTAAAACCGGCCTGAAGTGGTGGGAACGCCTTTTGTGGGTAGTCCTAGCAGGTGCTGCCTATGCGGCTTCCGCTCTGCTGGGTGGCTGCGGTCATTCCGTGGACGTGACGCCGGAAAAGACGGTGGTCTGTAAGGACGGCTCCTGCCTGGTGCTGGAACCGGGGCATATCTCCTATTCTCAGGCCCAGCCTGTTACGGACGTTCCGCCCGTTGTGCAAACTCTCAAGAAATAAGATCATGTGCAAACCCCTCAAGGAATATCTGGGAGTGATCCGCGATTATACGCGTGAGATCGTCACTTTCGGCGGTTTTGTGATAGCCGTGTTCATCTACCTGGATTTCCGCGAGGTAGTGAAGGAACAGGCTACCAACGCGGCCCATACGGCGGAGATCCTGCGGACGATGGATACCCGTCTCCAGCATTTGGAGAATTACCACCAGCAACAGCTTAAACAGCGAGATTAATTCCAACTGTAAAGTTTTTCTTACAAGTTCCCTTTATCTCATAGCCAATAGTTTACAATATGAATCCTACAGAAAGAAAGATGGCCGCGGCTATCCTCCGGTTTGAAGACAGCCGCGTTACCGGGCCGGATTCCCTGCGCGTTTCTCGCCTT